AAGATGGTGAGCTACTTGGCTATCAGGTGCAGCCTTATAAGCAGCAGCTTTTTAAGCAGCCTCTACCATTTACGACAGGGGATAAAATTCATGCAGTTCCACAATGCGGTGACTTCAAGCAATCCACTAGTGAGTTGCTTTTGTCTTACAGGAATGAGTATCAATTTAGCGCGTCAAGCTTTTATCCACTTTTTAATGCTTACGATGTATCTGCTACAACACAAAGTGAGGGTTCAGGCATGAGTTTTAATCAGTGGGGCACTTTTAACCAGTGGAGTGTATCTGAGCCTTTAGTCGTTGATGCTTCGGTTGGCGGCACGGTAACGTCTGCTTATCCTGCATCGATTAGCATTGGCGGGAATATCACAATCAACGCTAACGTTGGCGCTACATCAACAAGCGCGCTACCTGCAACTGTCACAATAACGCCAGCGCCAAGTGAACCTATCATTATTAACGCATCGACAGGCTCAACTTATTCAACTGGATATCGCGCAAACGTGACAATTGGCACGGTAACGATTAGAATTTATTCAGGCACACATTACGAAATACCTAATTACTGAGGGCTAACAGATGGCACAGGGTGACTCTAAAATTTGCGCAGAGTATGACTTTCAAGCATACAATGGGCGCTACAACCATTCGACTGATACCTTTGCGTATTTGTTGGTAACTAATGCTTACGGCGACATTAATGCTAACACATCTTTAAACGCAGCCAGCTTTACACCTGCAACGGTTGGCGGTAACTATGCAGGCAAGACTGCATTAACAAACGTGACATGGGCGCGTAGTGGCGCGGTATCGACACTAGACGCTGACAATATCAGCATTGCAGCAGATGCAGGCAATCCGACAGATGCTAAGTGCTTGGTTGTCCTTAACGACACAAGTGCAGCGGATGATTGCTACGAGGTTTTCGACTTGACCACAGATGGTGCGACGGCGGTTAGCTTGGTTAATGGATTTACGTTTAATTTTAACGCCAATGGCGCGACTACGGTAACAACCAATGGCTAAGCGGTTTCTATACGAAAAGCCGTTACCCGTTGACAAGACCGATACTTACACCCTGTCACCCAATGACAAGTGGCAGGGTGATGCTTTGATTGACTCATTCGCAGTTGAGGTGTCAGGGCTAACGGTTAACAGTCAGCAGCATGACGGTACGACTATTCAGTTGAATTTAACCGCAACTGAATCAGCTAGGAATAGCGTTCACTTTTCATTCACTCTTGATGATGGCAGGACGGAGTGTATAACAGGATATATTGACAGTCCGAGGTGCTAAATGTTCACACCGATAGTAGGTCTCTATCGGTTCGGTGAGAAGTGTGGTACATACGAATCATTTACAACGGTGACGTTTTACGGTGGCGAGGCTACGGTTAACGGCTTATGTCAACCCATAAGCCCGAAGCAAGCCCGTAAATTCGTTCACGACATGCGCTTACTTGGTGTGCATACATTGAGGTATAAGCGCAAAGGGCGGTATAAGGTGGTTTCTATATGAAATCAGGCAGCAAGACTTGCAGAGTGGGTACGGTTGAAGTGACCCACAAAGGCAAGCGCAGAGGAAGAAAGAAGATGTTTTCACCAGAAGAGTTAGAGGGCAAAGCTCAAGAATACATTGATTTTTGCACAGAAGAAAGCAGACCTACCCGGGTTGGTCTTTTCCGCTTTATGGGCTTTAAGACTAAGCAGTCGTTTTTTGACTACATGAAAGACCCCGACTACAAAGAAGTGCTAGAAGAGTCTTTATTTATGATTGAGGGGCAGTACGAGCAGCAACTTGCTAATGGTCGCGGGGACGCTGGCTTAGTCTTTGCGCTTAAACAATACGGTTGGAATGATAAGCAGCAAATCGAGCATAGCGAAAAAGTAACTGATACCGGCGAGCATGAATGGTAAACCTTGCTGACTTTAGGCGGCATCTAAAAGATAAATCTCCCGCCTTTGTTCCGCTATTCAAAGATAACAGCCGCTACCAAGTTGCATGGGGCGGCGCGGGTTCGGGCAAATCACACATAGTAGCCCGTAAAATCTTATATCGCACAGTCAAAGAGATTGAGAAGCCGCACAAGTTCCTCGTAGTGCGTAAAGTTAACCGCACTATCAAGCGGTCGGTGTTTACGCTATTTCGTAACCTGATATCTTTATGGGGGCTATACGATGAGTTTGACGTAAATCTTACAGACCTAACCATTACATACAAGAAAAACGGCGCTCAGTTGATGTTTACGGG